GTCCGTTCTAGGTAAAAATTTTCACACACAACTGTCAAGTTGTATGTTACGTAAAAATCCTAAAAGGACACTCTTTAATAAAAAGAGTACTTAATACAACTCGACTGAACGTCGGGACACCATGGTTTTTAATTCCAAAGTGCAGAAATACACTGCTCGTATTTCTAGTAGCTTCAGAGTAGCCACTACTCATAGATTTAACGTTTCTATAAACGGAAATTTTATTGAGTTTCAACTCAAAATGCTAGACTTTATATTATCTAACTTATGGTGAAGGTGCAGTTGAATTATAATACAAAGTAGGTACATTCAAAAAGAAGATTGATGAAAAATCTGTTCCTATTCCAACATATGTATCAATAATGAAAGAATTATTAGTCCTCTCTGTGGCGACAGATGTAGTTATATAACAATTAGTTATCGTATAGGAATCTGTTCTGGTATCTAATGATGTTTCTCCCAAATTCCTGTCAGCAACATTATTGCTAAGAAATTTAAATTTAGAATACATAGGAATGGATACATTTACACCAGATTGAGTAAGTTGATTTGTAAGTGATGTGCCCAAAGCTGCACTTGCACGATCCCTTGCTGAACGAAATGAAATATTATCAAAAGTCAAAGAAGTAGAAGTATTTGCATTATTGAAGAGAGGAGTACCAAGTATGGCAGCTTGCCGTGTAACAGATAAATTATTAATAGGTTGATTATTTCTTTTGTAAGCATTAAAATTATAAATTACACTACCTCGATGTGCAACAAAACACTGATTGACCCAATTTAATGGTACCCATTCACAATAGTTATAAGGAGAAGTACCAACACCCAATGTATCTTGGGCAGTTTGATATCCAGCTAAATCATAACCAGGATACGTGGGTAATCTAGGTCTGGTACTTGTCCATATAGTAAAAAGATCAACAGCTGCATCATTATAAGCCAGAGACGAATGATAAGATTGCCTTCGCATCAATTCTCTTAATGAATTGATCCTTTCACCCATATGAATGAGGGTAAGATTATCATTAGCCTTAGTTGATTCCATTCCCATATCATATAATACTGGATTATCATAGGATAAGGAAATACATCCATCATCATCAGACATAGGCTTAGACTGTATTTCATATGGGTAATATCTAGTTGGTAAAACTTGAGGACAACAAAATTCTATATTATCAGCACATCGTGAAAAGGCTATAATACCTATATCAGCTGAAGCCACAGGAGAAGTTTGTGCATTAAGCACTCTAATAGTTAATACACCATTACTAAAACCATAATCATTGTTAATGGGGAAAGTTGAGAAACTTTGAGCAGCCTCTGTCTGAGGAACTCGAAGGTAAGATGTTTCCTGGATAAATGGAACTTTAAATTCAACATCAGTTTCAGAAGTTATATCAATAATTTTATTGTAAACTTGAGTAGTTGAATCTGGAGTGCCAGCAACATTACCATAAGGATCCCAAGTTATACGAACTCGTCCTCGATGATATTTAGTACACAAGAATTTGAATCTAAAAATAATATCTCCTCTCCAAAATTTAAATAAACGAGAAACCATCCATGCTGGAGTACCTTGAATGAAAGTTTGACTTGTAGTTGTAGTCAAAATAAATCCAGGATGAACTCTAATATTCCACAATAGATTATCAGTAACACGAGCTGAAGTCCAAGGAATTGTATCAATATAAGCTTCTCTGGAACAGATATGAGAAATGTTTAATTCATCTCCTACATCAAGTCCAGTAATTTTAGGGTCTATAGATAATTCATTTTTTGGATCTAAAGTAAGTTTTTCACAAGGAACACCAATCTGAGTTGTTGATAACTGAGGAAAAGGTTGATTCTTAAATGGCATGACATCCTCAATGACAGGAACATTAGTGTATCCAAATAGAGAAGCCATATTGCCAATACCAGTCGATATCATACTAGTTGCAGTAGCGAAAGGTCCAATTACAGGCATAGTAGATAATCTATTGGCTATATCAGCTATAGCAGAAGCAGGTCTGGAAATAACTCCTTGGCCATATTCGTCTTTCTTCTTTTTCTTGGAATCTCTCATTGGTCTAGATTGAACTGCAAAAGCAACAGTAGGACCAGCCAATTCAAGATCTTCTGTCCAAGCATATACTTGTATATCAACTATACCACCAGCAACACTATTGGCATTTGATAAAGGAAAAAATAAATCCTTCATACCAATAGTACCCATATTCTTTAAATCATTAGCCGATGAAGCATTAAGCCAATTCTTATGATAAAAGAATGGTAGAGTCATCTCTGCACCCTCAGAATTCTGTGGATATATGAAAGTTTTAGGTCGTTGACTATAAGCACACAAAGCAATCTTTTCGGTGCCAACTGTATCCACAACCGGACAAGGATTGAAATTGTCGCCAGAAGCTGAATGACTTAATGGTGCATAATGCACCATAATAGCAGAATAATAAAAAGGTGAAGCATTTATAACAAACTTTAATTTCAAGTTGCATCTAACTAGAAAATAATGATCTAATTTACTTTTAATTGAAGCATTATCAAAATACAAATGCCATGGAAAAAATGAGTCATTAAAACTCAATCCCTCTGTCCATGTTAATGATTTTATCAATACTGGTCTACTAAGAAAATTAGATAATGGTGCTACAGTAGATCTATCTATACTATAATCTCTCATAGTACATGGAATATCTAAAACATTCTTAGATTCAGACATAGAAAATTCAACATTAACTTGCTTCGTATCCGAATCTACTTCTGATGTATTATTATCAGCAACAGGCTCAGATTGAACCATGCACATTTTATAACAACGATCAGAAATAGAATTGGTACAATCAGTAATATTTCCATAATGATCATACTTTGATAAACATACATACTCAGAATAATCCGAATTAAGATGTGGAACTCTAGTAGTTAAAGATTGTTCAGATGTAAAGATTTCCTCTTTACGCGGAGCTGTGATTCGTTCACAGCACACGTTGGCTCGTTTACACGGACGGCCCGCCTTTTTATTGTTAGGAATCTTTTATAAGATGAAATAGCGGATTAAACTAAATCAAATTTCCAGGTTTTAACCCCTGGATGGTTCAAGGAACCATAATTATTCTTTATTTAACGTGAGGTTAATTACCGACTCACGGAGATGATATTCATCTCGTTTGATTTGCGAATTTTTATAGAATTCCGAAACTAGTTGTTCCCAGGGTAAGAAAGTGCTCTCATTAACCCAGGCATCAAGATTTAAATCGTGAATCATATTCTTGAAAAGTAGAAGTTTTTGATTATAAACAGCCTTACCATAAAAGAAGTATTCACGTAGTGCAGTAGTAACAACACTAATAGTTTGCTCCTCTTGTGATACAGACTTGGATTTTACCCAAACCATCAACATTTTCTCAATAGAGTCATGTTCCAAAGGCGCAAGATGGAATTTTACATCATCATCATACACCCAAGATCGTTTCAAAAAACTAGCTTGAGAAATATTGACAAATGGTACACTTTCGGCCTCTTTATCCGCCATTGTGTATGTAATTCCCATTTCTGCAAATGCTTTTGAAACAGTAGTATGAGTATACCAATCAATAGATTCACTGACAGACATGATATTATCATCACCATAGGTCATTAAAGAAACATTACCTTTAAAGGATTTAACTTCATGTTTAGGATTCAATTGGTAATATACATATCTCATATATAATGCATTAACTAGACCATTAATGGTGACAGTTAATGGATGTCCGGATGGATTGCTTCCAAAAAATTCAACAAGATCTCCATTGTAATCAACTAATGGAAAAGCTACGTCTTGAGCTATACCATCAATAACACTGAGATCATTGGGTGAAAAATTTCCAGATTCAATACACATTCTCTTAATTATATTAAAAGCGGACAATATAAAATTGGATGCCATTGTTTTATCAAAAGCTTTATAATCACCAGCAATAATACGATCCTTACCATGTGTGGTAACATATTCATATAAATCATGCCATTCCTTGGATTGGGCGATAATACCAGGAGCAGATTCGAAAATCTCTCGATTAGTTTGCATTAACCGAATTGTTGATAACAAATATTTGCGAACAACAATAGTCCAATCCATAGGTGCACCAGTAAAAACTCTAGTTTTACCAGCAGCTATTTTCTTAAATGAAACAGCTTCATCTTTTAAATGAGCACAGAAATTAGGCATAACTCGTTGACGAGAATGATAAGTTGAAATTATACGATCAATATTATCTTTAATCTCTTGAGTAACATCCACCGGATCTTGTAAATCATGTTGTGGAGGAATAGGTATTAAGAAATGTTTTTTACCTTTCTTCCAAGGATTTCCAGCACTGGTATTTCTATTAAGTTTATCTACATAAGAAACCCCAGCAGCACCATTAATAGCAGTGAAATTGTCATATACATGTAATTGATCTAAATTCTTAACTTTAGAAATAATGTCTTCGAAGAAAGAATCTTCACATTGTTTAAGAATATCAAAATCAATATTAACAACAGGTTTAACCATATCATTAGCAGCAATATTCCAAGGTTTCCATCCAGACATAACTGGAGCGCCATATTTTATTTTATAACCATGTGGTGATAAATAATGAACGAGTGGTGATACATCAACATTAGATTTGTGTGATGGTCTAAAACCACTAAATGAACCGTAAACAGCTGCAGAACCCTCAGGTATGTATCGGAATGTAGATTTGGGGTGCAAATCAACAACATTCCTCTGTGCTGTTTCAGATGATAATGTAGGAGCGGATGCTTGCATAGTATAAATATCTTCAACAAGTAAATTCTCAATAATTTTATTGTTCAATTTAATAGCACCAATACATCGAGTAAGAGGACTGATGATAACGTGGATTCCCAATATAACAAAACCGCGAACGGTTTCACCAACCATTAGGGTTCCACAATCACCATTGACTGTTCTTTCCGAAGCAGATGCAGACCAAATTGAACCCGTAAAACCTTGAGTAGGAACTGTGCTCCAACCATTAGGTTTTATACAGGTTAAATTATTAATTTTAAGAGAACCATCATTATTCCGACTAAGATAAAAACCATTGGTTTTAATATCAAGATTATCATCAGTCAAATACGGTGTAATATCTTTTTTTGGAGGTAAATTAGGAATAGTCACAATACAAATGTCATTATCCACATCTCTAACAATTTGAGATTCAGAAATTATGATATTCATATTCATATTGACTCCAGAAGCAGTTGCATGTTGAACAATTCTTAAAGTTCTTGTTTTAACGATAAGTGGTATAATATGATTATTGGTCAAATATTTTTGTCCTTTCAAACATAACATGCGACCAACACTCTTAGTACCATTATCCAAAACAACTTCAATGTAAATACAATTTCGATTAATAATATTTATGAATTGATCACGCGTTAGACTTTTTGAAGATAAAATTTGTTTGGATACTTCAAAAGTAGATAATTCAAAAGAATTTTTATACCAAACATTTTCTTTCTCTTCGTCCATTGCTTTGGGCTTAGTACCAGTTTCTTCTGATATGGAACCTTGAGTTGTCGTCGAAAAAGCATATGATAACATTTTGTAAACAATAGTTCCAGAAGTCAAAACAGTAATAGCAGCCAATAAAAGTTTTGGATGTCCAATCCTGCGTTGTATACGTTCTCCAATTTGTTGACAACGTCGCCTTATAAGATCATGTGCAAAATTATAACCAATGATCTGAGCAATTCTACTTCGAAGAAGTAAATATGCGGCGGTTCTGCCAAAAGTGTGATAGATAATATCATCCAAAGTATTAAGATAGATAAAATATAAGAATTGACATGAATGAATAATAACTGACCAAAAAATAAAATTGAATGAAAATTCAGAAATAAAAGACTGAACTTGACATTCACAATTACTGGTTGGTAGAAAACATTTTTCACAAAGAGTGATATTTTTCATTGCTTCAATAGAATTCTTAATGATATCTTGATTACTATCAAAAGTGAGCACAGCGTTATTAAACCATTTTAAAACATCTATAATGTTGTCGGTGGTTAATAACATTTCCGTTAAAGCTCTCTTATAAGGATTATTTATTTTGGAAATAAGGACTTTTTCAACTGTCCAATTCCAATAATCCGGATAATGATCTTCAATGATCAATGTTTTAGTCGAATCAAGGGATCCATCATCATTAGCATATTCCTTTTTAACTGAAGGAGTTATAATAAAAGGAAAACGACGCTGAACAGCGGATGGATGAGAAAAATATTGATCTGCATTCAAATGTTTAACATTAGTAGTTGCCATAACAAATTCACCCTTGAAAGGAGTTCGTCCTTTATCAGTAAGTGATGCTTGATCTGGACAAAATGGAATGTTATTAATAACTTGAATAACTTCATTGAGAGTAAGATCGCCACTGGGAGCTTTGTTAGGATGTATTGCAGCAATATCATCCAAAACTAAAGCCCATTGAGAAGTTTTAAAACCATCCCAAAAATTTGCAGCAGCATTGCGTGTGTAACAAAAAGATGGATCACTATCAAG